TAACAAAGCATATTGATATAAATAGCATAGATTACGAGCGTGTAAAGTTGTATAAGAAGATAGGATTTAAGCATTTAAAAAGTGCTACTATTTTAAACACACAATTTGCAGCTAATAATAATCGTGAATATGGCGATTTAGAGCAAGTATATGATTACGATGGCGGTGAATATGTAATACAATTACCTTTTGAGAATCTTTGCCACCAAAAGTTTACAGGAACGGATTTACAAGTAGGCTACTCTTTAGACAAAACTTTAGCACCTATTATTCCGCAGCCTATTTTATTGTATATGAATGAGCAAAAGACGGTATCATTCTACTTTAACAATGGAACCTCTACAAATCATATAACAAGCTATATGCCTTTTGGGCAGGATTTAATTTATAACTCTTCAAAATATACCTTAAACTTTGGTCAAGATAATAGTACATTCTTTTTAGAGCCTATTGAAAGAAATATCTTTAAAGTATATTACTATAACTACTTAGCTAATTTATACTCTAAAAAGCAGAGATTAGTTTACGTCAAAGGATTATTTCCTACTCCTATTCTTACAAGTCTAAAGATGAATGATAGGATATTAATTAGGGACAAAAGGTATATCATAAACGAGATAAAAACGGAAACAACCACAGGAGATGTGGATTTAGTTTTGTTAAATGATTTTCGTTCTATAAAGGCATTAAACGCCCCTAAGACAGGAAAGGGAGTATTAACTGTAATGGTGGGTGTATTGCTACCTACTGGAGTAACTGAGGTTGCTTTAGATATGGGAACTACAGGTGTAACGGCAAGTGCTGCTACTATTACTACAGACACGGATGTTGTATTTACTTATCCTGTAGTAACTCCAAGTTATACTATTATCGCAGAAAACTCAAACGATTTAATAACGGAGTTTAACCAATACCTAAGAGGCGAAGAAGGAAACACTAACGTTTACGATATAGAATTAACTTATACAAACGAGGACGGAAGCACAGAGGTAGACATCCTAACACTAACACAAGAAGTATGATTAAGAATATTTTAGAACTGCTTAAGATAGACGATTTCTACGGAAAGACGGAGTTCATTGACATAGCAAAAGGTAAGTATAAAATACCTACAAGTGTACGTGAAGCATACAAACAAGGCAAAAGAGAGTTAAAGAGTAAAAGACGTAGGTAATGGCTGAGAAAAGAGTAATAGAAATACAAGTAAAATCTGAACAAGCTGAAAAAGCTATAAATGATTTAACAAAAAGCAACACTGATTTAGCTGCATCTTTTGAAGATGTATATGGAGAAATACAACCTCTAAGCGGTAGGATGGGTGAACTTGAAGACCGTCTATATGAATTAGCTTTAGCAGGAAAACAGAATACTCAAGAGTATAAAGATTTACAAGCTGAAATAGCAAAATTTAAAAAAGTAATAGCAGAAACTGATGCTTCTGTAGATGGTGCATCTGGCACAATGTCGCAAAAGTTAGGTGGTGCATTAGGAGGTATAACAGCAGGATTTGAACTTGCTCAAGGTGCTATGGGTGCTTTTGGCACTGAATCGGAAGAAGTACAAGCAGCACTTTTAAAAGTTCAAAGTGCTATGGCTATTAGTCAAGGTGTGCAAGGAATTAAAGAAGCTATACCAAGTTTTAAAGCATTAGGAACTGCTGCATCTGATGCTTTAAAAGGAATCCGTACAGGTATTGCAGCTACAGGTATCGGTTTGTTAGTTGTGGCGGTAGGTGCTTTAGTTGCTTATTGGGATGACATCAAAGAGGCTATTAGTGGAGTTAGCGCAGAGCAGGAAGCGTTAAATGCTAAATCACAAAAAGACGTAGACCTACAGAAAGAAAAGTTAGAGAGTTTAGATTCTCAAGACAATATATTAAAGCTACAAGGACTTACCGAAAAGCAAATACTTCAGCTTAAAATAAAGCAAACAGATGAAGCTATAAAGGCTTATGAAATATCTATTAAGAATCAGGAGCAAACTTTAAAAGCACAGATACAAGCTGAAAAGCGAAACAAAGAGATACTTAAAGGAATACTTCAATTTATTTTAGCACCTATAAATCTAATTTTAAAAACAGTAGATGGAATAGGTAAGTTTTTAGGTAAGGATTGGAATTTGCAAGACCAAGTAATGGATTGGACTGCTTCATTAATCTTTGACCCTAAAGAAGTGGAGCAAGAAGGAATGAAGGCTATAGCAGAATCTAAAAAGGCTTTAGCAGAATTAAAGAACCAACAAGCAGGATTTCAGCTACAAATACAGGCTATTGATAAACAAGCAGCGGATGCTCGTAGACAAGCACAAAAAGACGCAAACGACAAAAGATTAGCAGACCAGAAAGAAGCAGACGATAAAGCAAAGAAACAAGCCGAAGATTTAGAGAAATTTTATAAAGACCAACGTGATGCAGATAACGAAAGGAATGTAACGGCAACACTTGGGGAAAGACAACAAACTAAAGATAAATTAGATTTACTTTGGGAAGCTACACAAGAAGAAGCACGAATAAGAAAAGAGGCACGAGATGCAGAAGCTGCCGCAGATAAAGAAGCAAAAGACAAAGAGAAGCAAAGAGTTAAGGAATTAAACGATGCTAAAATACAAGCGGTTCAAAACACTCTAAGCACTATTGCGAATCTTGCTCAGTTATTTGCAGGTAAAAGTGAAAAGCAACAAAAGAAAGCATTTGAGATACAAAAAGCAGCGAATATAGCTAACGCTACAATAGACACTTATAAAGCTGCTCAAGGTGCTTATGCTTCATTATCAAGTATTCCTGTAGTCGGTCCTGTATTAGGTGCGGCAGCGGCAGCGGCAGCAATAGCAGCAGGATTAGTAAACGTTAAAAACATCGCTTCACAAAAGTTTGAAGCAGGAGGTTCTATTAGTGCTTCTGCTCCTGCGCCAAGTGGTGGTGGTGATGGTGGCGGTGGTACTGTTATCACTCCTAACTTTAACATAGTAGGAAATGCACAAGCTACAAATCCACTAGCAGGATTAGGAGAAGGATTAATTCAAGCCTATGTAGTAAGTGGAGATGTAACGACGGCTCAGTCTTTAGATAGGAATAGAGTAAATAACGCAACGTTTGGATAATTATAAAGTTATTAGGATATGAATAAGATAATAGAATTAGTGATAGACGAGAACGATGAGATGAGCGGAATAGATGCCGTTTCAGTTGTTAGTTCTCCTGCGATAGAGGAAAACTTTATTGCGTTACATAAACACGAAGTAGAGTTGAAAGAAATAGATACTGAGAAGCGTATCTTAATGGGTGCTGCTTTAGTTCCTAATAAACAAATCTACAGACGTAACGACAAGAACGAAGAGTATCATATCTATTTCAGCAAGGACACGGTTAGAAAAGCATCTGAGTTATTCTTAATGAGAGCAAACCAAAATAACGCTACATACGAACACGATAAAAAATTAAGTGGAATGAGTGTGGTAGAATCGTGGATTATCGAAGATGAGAAAAAAGATAAATCTGCCAAATACGGATTCAGTCTACCGGTAGGAACTTGGATGATTTCTATGAAGGTAAACAATGACGAGGTATGGAAAGACGTAAAAGAAGGTAAGGTAAAAGGATTTTCTATAGAAGGTTACTTTGCAGACAAATACGAAATGAGCCTTAAACCTGCAGTTACTGAGCCAGAAACAGAAGAGGAATTAATTGAGAAGTTAAAAGCACTTATATTAAAAGCTGAACAAGAGGAATTAGAAGAGGGAGTAGAGCATTACACAAAAGACGGAAAGGTATATATAGGTGCAACGCATAAAGACGCTTCAGGTAGATTAATGACTGGAGCGGTACATACAGAAGATAGCGAGTATTTATATCATAAAGACGAACTACCCTTACAACTTGAAAGCTACACAGACTATCCAAAAGCAGCTAAAGAAAACGCTAAGATAGCTTTAAGATATGCAGAAGAAAATGGATGGGGAGATTGCGGAACACCTGTAGGTAAAGCACGAGCAAATCAGTTAGCAAATGGCGAAGCTATAAGCGAAGAAACTATTGCACGAATGGCAGCATTTGAAAGGCACAGACAAAACTCACAGAAAGAGTTAGGAGATGGATGCGGTAGATTGATGTGGCAAAGTTGGGGAGGCGACGAAGGCATAGAATGGGCGCAACGTAAATTAGAACAAATCAAAAACAAATAAGATGGCAAAACAAAAAACACTAAGTAAGACAAGTCCTAAAGGCGGTAAAAGAGGATGCCTATGCGAAGACGGAACGTACAAGGCTAAATGCTGCACAGGAGAGTTGCAAAATCAAGGAGTTGGTAGTACGGTAAATCAAGTTGTAAGTAACGTTGTAAACACGAACACGGAAAGACAGATTAATTAAAAAATACAACAGAACAAAAACACGAAAGTTATTAAGTTATAAATGTTAAATATGAAAAAGAACGTAATCAATCAAATTAAAGAACTTCTTGGGATGGAAGTTAAATTGGCTACTATGAAACTTTCCGATGGAATGACTATTCTAGAAGCTGAAGTGTTTGAAGCAGGAGCAGAAGTTTTTATAGTTGCTGAAGACCAAAAAATTGCTTTGCCTGTAGGAGAGTATGAATTGGAAGATTCTAAAATGTTGGTAGTAATCGAAGAAGGTATTATTGCTGAAATTAAAGATGCAGTTGTTGAAGAGGAAATGCCGATGGAAGAGCCAGAAGCAGAAGTAGAGGTAGAAGTTGAGGCAGAAGCCGCAGCACCTAAAGACATTAAAAAGACAGTTGAATCTATCGTTAAAGAAACGTTCTTCTCAGAAATGGAAGCACTTAAAATTGAAAACGAAGAGTTGAAAGCTAAGTTAGAAATGTTTTCAAAAGTTGAGCCTACTGCAGAAGTTGCTACTGAAGAAACTACTAAAGAGAATAAGGTTGAATTAGAGGAAGTATCTCCTATCACTTTTAACCCTGAGAATGTAAATAAAGTTGAAGGATTCAAATTTGCTTCTAAAAGAGCAAGAACTACAATGGATTCTATCCTTGAAAAATTAAATAAATAAATATTAACTAATAATTTAAAAAAAAGATGGCTACTACAACATCAATTACTACAAGCTATGCCGGCGAATTTGCAGGTAAGTACATTGCTGCAGCACTTTTGTCTGCACCAACTTTAGAGCAAGGTGGTTTAACTATCCACCCAAATGTTAAGTACAAACAAGTTATCCAACGTGTTGCTACTGACGGAATCGTTAAGAACGCTACTTGTGATTTCGACGCTACTTCAACTTTAACTCTTACTGAAAGAGTACTTCAGCCAGAGGAATTTCAAGTAAATTTGAGCCTTTGCCGAAAAGATTTCCACCAAACTTGGCAGGCGGCTGAGATGGGTTACGGAGCATTCGATGTTCTTCCTAAATCTTTCGCTGATTTCCTTATTGCTCACGTAGCTGAGAAAGTTGCTTCTCATATGGAAGGTGTTATTTGGGAAGGTAACAATGCTTCTGCAGGTGAGTTCTCAGGTAT